CGCGGAAATGTCTATAACGCCCGTCCCTATTCTGTGCGGCAGATTATTAGAAGGCATTTGCGTTATTCATCCGTTCAATGTTATGTAATCAAATACAAAACAATACTGTATGGTAATAAATATAAAATAAATAAATAAAATAAATAATATAATAAATAACTTATTTACAATAATACATGTTAATTAAAAATAAATTTAACCGGGGTTGTATTTCCCCTGAATAGCTAACAACTGAGTGTACGTCTGGGGATCCGTCATGCTTTTCATTATATGGGCCTTATCAAAGTCTTTAAATGTTATCTCCTTTTCTACAGCTCTGTTCTTAAGAAACTGTAAAATGGCATCTCCGTGATTTCCATATAAAAATAATTCAAATTGTATAGCAGTCATTTTACCGTCCATGGCTTCCTCGTACTCTTTTCCGGAATCGAAAAATCTTAGAGTTTCCACTATGGTATTAATATCTAATGCTCCCACCCTTTTCTGTAGATCACTATTGTAAACAAAAGTGCGCTTCAAAAATTGGCATTCATCTAATGATTTTCCTGGAGAAGTTATTGGGCCTTTCCGAGCATCGGTGTACCCCATACCTAAAGATTCTGCTACGTCTTTCATTCTCAACGCATTAACAACTTCTATCAAATTCTTTGGGACACCCACTAACTTATCATCTCCTAGGACATTATCCATAACACTAGCCCATTCCTCCACAGTGGCATCGGGTTTATTACGTATCAAGCAAATGGCTGTCAACATCTTATTTAACAAACTGTTGAAGAAAGCAGTAACCCAACACCCCGAAGGTAAAGAATGAGTCGTCAAAAATAGTTCCTCATTAGTTAAAACGAAGCTTCTGATGCAAGAGTTTAATAAAATTCTAAAAATTATATTGTCATCTTTCGAACCTTCAAAAAAACTCATAACCACATCTGCAATGGCATCCTGCAACTCACTGGGAGCGCTACCATCGTACTTTTCAAAATCTCCGTCAAAATATAAGTGTTTCGTCTTCATCCGTCTGTACAATTCATCAAAATCGAGGTAAGGATTCATTCCTATAGCTACCCCATTTGTCCACATATTTTTCTTAACGTGAATAAATAATCTTGCTATATACTGTTTTAATAAAAATGTATGGTGTAGTGGCAATATTCTGTAAGCACGAGGTTTATTAACTTTCTCCATCGGTCTAAGCTCATCCTTTAGAGCTTCTACACATA